GAGTAAGTGCCTATTAAATGCCTAATATCATGTAATCTTATCTTTGGTAGATTATTTCTTTTAAGAAGCGAAGCCCAGCTTTTACGTAAATCTTTAAATTTATCATCAGTCATAGGATTAATAAAGACATAATCATTAAGGCGTTTTTGCTCTTTAGCTACTATATATCTTTTATAAAGCCTAGAATATAGCTCATCGCTCATCTTGTAGATCATATCCCTTTTCGCCTTATTGATCTTAAAAGGGATAGTATAAGTCCTTGTTTTAAAGTTTATATCACTAAATTTTAAACTTAATACTTCGTTTTTACGCCTGCCGTGAAGCAAAAAAAAGAATATATCAGAGTTTGCATCGGTATTTTCGCAAATTGCTTTTATAAAGCGTTTTTGAATGGTTATCGGATAATCAAAATATCTTTTATTGTCAAATTTTGGAAGCTCTATAAGATCACAAGGATTTTTACTTATTAGCTCCAGCTTGATGCCTAGTTTAAAGATAACTTTAAGCTTAGCAACAATATTTTTTATTGTCTTAATCTTGTATTCTTGCTTTATTAGATTATTACAAAACTTTTGAATATCAATAAAATTTATCTCTTTTATATCTCTTAGACCAAGAGAATTTTTAAAATGCTTGTTATAAGTAGCTATATCGCTTCTAAGAGTAGAAGAGCTTAAAATAAGCTCGTAATAGCTAATATAATTATCAAAAAGCTCATTCAAACACATTTTAAAACTCATTGCAAATCAAAAATCTATCTACAAAGCTATCAATATCAGGAGCATTAAGATCGTGCTTTTCATGATAATGTGTAAAATTGTCTAAATTTCTATCAAGCATTAAATTTTCAACATAGGCTAGATGTTGAACATTTGCATCACCGCCCAAGCTTTGATAGTAATTTACTAGCTCATAATCTCGCATTTTACTTACTGGCTTAACTCTTTTTTCGGTCTTAAACAATTCATCGCAAATTTTTAAAATTTGTCTTTGTTTTAAGGAGTTGCCAAAATTCTTTATCTCATCGCTTGTATCTTCATCGACTTTATTATTTATCTTAAGCCTATCGTAAAAATTCATTAGCCTACCACCAATGTAATGCTCCAACCTACCATTTAAATAAATGATCTCTTCTTTGTTGAAAGGCAAATTTATGTAAATATAATCATCTTTTTTATTCCACTCTATCAATGCCCTATGATCGTTTGTTAGGTCATTTAAGTGATAAAAGTCTTGCATTGAGCTAATAAAATTTATCTTCCTATATACCCACAAAGGCACTTTAGTGCGTGAGCTTAAAAAACGTCTAACCTTATGCTTTACATACCAAGCCGAAAGCTCGTCAAAATCTTGCGTTTCTTTTAAATTTATGAAAGTTTTTTGAATGTATTTCATCACGTAGCCACTAGGATTATTAATTGAAGTTTGAAAGCCATTAAGCTCGCCATTTTTCTCTTGATCGCTTGTAATGGCATTTGTTTTTAAATTTTGTGGAGCATAAAAAATATTTGTATAAATTCTTTTCATAAAATCTAACGTGTAAGCTGGGACATAAAATAAAGCGTGGATATGTGGCACGCCATCTTTTTTATGTGGCTCAAAACATCTTATATAACTTCGATCTATTTTTTTAAACTTATCAGAATATCGCATAATAAATAAATTCCATTGATGATTAAGAACAGCTACAAGATCAGAAATAGACAAAGACACTAAATTTTTAGCCTTATATTTTATTTCAGTAGGCAAATATTTGTAATCAATAGCCTTAAATTTAGAGTAATCGCCACTTAAAGCACCCCTAAAACAGCCGTTAAGAGTAATTGTTAAAAATACTGGCACTTGAAAATTATCAATCGCAAATGAGCTAAAAACATTAACGCGGTTCGAAACTTCAGCGTAATATTTCGGGCTAAAGTTTGCTGACATTGAAATATCAAGCAAATTTCTAACCTGCCCTAAAACATTGACAAAAGAAAAAGAGCGCATATACTCCCTTTGATTATCAAGCTTTTCTTGGCAAAGCTCTACATCAAAGGGCGAAACACCGTATAAATTCCTTGCTCGCATAGTCACTTCCTTAAAACTAAGAGTTTTTTATTAATTTGACAAGAGCCACCATTTGGCGGACTTCGTCCGCACAAATGGTTGGCTTTTTGGCTACGCCAAAACACACTTAGGCGAAAGGGGGCTTTTATGACCCAGCTGGCTCGTTTGTTGCACGGCTCGAAAAAGCTGGACGAACTAAAAAACTTATTACTCGCCTTTTGCAGGGGCGACCCCTGCACCCCTTAAAACATTAAATTATTTGAATTGTGAGAGTTAAAACAGAGTTTATTTCGCTGTCTTGCTCTACTGAAAAAAGATACTTAAGAAGCCAAATATCTTTAAGAATAGGAACGCCGTTACGTTGCTTAGCAGTAGTTTTTTTGTTTATGCCGCTAAGAACTAGAACGTCGCCACGCTTTAAAGAGTATGAACTTTTAAGCTCTTTCTTTGAAACAATGGGTGTCAATGATGAACTTTGAGAAAGGATATCCTCGAGGATTAAATGTAAGTCAAAATCAATGTGATCGGATAAAATAATAGGTTTTAAATTTATCTTTAAACCAATGTCTTTATATTCAAAACTATCCGTTTTTTGATAATTAACGTTTGATATATCAGTTTTTGAAACAAGATAAGGGATATTTTGAACGGAACTAAAATAAACTTCTGTATGATTTTTTGCCGTCAAGACTGGCGAAGAGATAATTTTTGTAATGCCGTTTGTATCAAGGAAATTTAATATGCCAAAAAATGCGCTATCATCGTTTTTAATGACGTTTGAATTAGTAATGTAAGGGGAAGTAATTAAATTTATGTAATAGGCTAAATCGCCGTGATTGAGTGGTTTAAGCAAGCCTTGTAAATTTGTGCCTAAATCTTTTATATCTTTTAAATTTGTTTCGGTAATTGTAAGCTTAAATGTTACTTGCTCCAAGCTTTTATCTATCTTAGCAATAGCGTCTTTAACTTGATCGAAAATATAATCATCGGCTCTAAAGAAAACAGAGTTTGAAGCGGTCGCATAGGTAGCATTTAAGTCAAACTGACTAAGAATTTTATTGACATCTTCAACAACGTAGTTTTTAAGATCGATACGCCTTAAATCATAATCAGGCAATTTTTGAGAGCTTACATAGTAGAAATTATCTTTTTTATATAAGTATAAATTCTTTGCTTCAAGCATCTTTCTAAACATCGAAATCGTGATTTTTACTTCGTCTTGATAAATAAAGTAGTATTCACCTTGATGAATACTCTCATCAGTTACAATAGCTATATTGTTAGCCTTACTTGTAAGACGTGCGAAATCTAGCAAATCAGTGTAAATTTCAGCAGAAAAAAGGCTATTTAATAGCAGACACGGAAGAATTAGGAATTTGATTAAACTTTTCATCGGAAACACCTTTGTTATTTTTTTGGATTAAATTTGCAAAAACTGGCTTGTCAAATACATAGTAGTATTTAACAAGCTCATTAGTTTTCGGCTCGAAATAAAAATATAATGGGGTATGCGTTGAAGAAATGTAACTAATTAATGACAATGGAAATAAATGATAATCATCACTAAAATGACAATTATTGTTAAGGCAAGTAATATCATAAATGTAAATTTCAGGAATATCAATATTATTATCTTTGGGCTTTTTGTTATCAAAGAATAAGCTAGAGCTGGCTGGAGTTTGAGAAGCTGGAACGTGAATTTTTTCATCGGCTGGGATATTTTTTTCAGGCTCTGACGTATCGCCACGAAAAATAGACACTACAACAAAATAAAAGTAAAAAATAAGTAATATAAAAATAACAATAGCTAAAAGAAAGTAAAAACGAACAAATGATTTTTTATTTGAGCTTTGCCCTGAGTGATATAAGTCAAAAACTTCTTGAAGAAATGGAATATTTATAATCTCTAATTGATCTTTTTTATATAGTCTATAAGATGCATATACTTCATAACGAAATTTCTTTGAAAATAATCTTCTTGAGCTATCAACAGCCCTATAAAATTTCTCTGCAATGCGTTTATATTCGTTATTGACTAAAGTTAAGTCTTGAGTAATGAGATAAATATCTTGATAAAGATGCCTATGATATGTAAGCCACCAAACTAAAATTTCATCTTTTTTATCTTTAAAGAAGTTGTGACACTCGTCAAGAACGAAAACACAACCATATAAATTTAACTCTTTGGCTTTTTCATTTACTTCATTATCCGTCGCACCAGTTTTATAAAGAGCATATAAATTTCTTAAGCCTAAATAAAATTCATCAAAATCAAACTTCTTAAATTTATCGGATAGCTCAAATTTAAATTCATTAATATTAGTGTAGCAATATGAATAATTAGGCTTTTCTTTAGGCTTAACAAATTTAGTCAAAAATGTTTTCTTTGGCTCAAATAAAAAGATCTGGTAAATCATAAATACGGCGTAATAAGTTTTACCACTTCCAGGATTGCCAACTAGGTATGTAATCATTTTTATAGCTTTGCAAGAATAAAGGTAATTAAAGTTTCGCGAACAAATCTAAAAACTACAATACCTATCTTTGTAGTATAGATAATAAAGAAACTTAAAAGTATAGGCGAAAAAATAGCCATTACATCACAAAAAGCATTCCAAGCACCTAAAGCCCTTAAAACAGAAATTGCAGTTACAACAAGCTTATCATTACCAATAGAAAGATTATTAACAAAATCAACAATATAGTTAAATTTAGAATATATAAAATTTATTATGTAAAGAACAGCCGTTGCGTAAGAAAGGATTAAACCGCCCAAAATGGCATTAATAATAACCATTTTTGAAAAAGTGACAGCACGAAGAGCATAATCAACAATTTTTCCCCATTTAAAGAAGCCAAAAAAATTAACAATCATTGCTATAATTGCTGGCATATCCTACCACCCCATAAACGTAAATAAAAATAACTTGATAATAAGCACCAAAAACAAAACAAAGAAAACTAAGTAAAAAAACACATAGAGAGAAGAAGCAACAGAAGAAAAGACTTTGCAAAGATCAAAAGTTATTTGTTTATTAGAAAAAACAAAATTAATTTCAAAAGATAAAGGGCAAGTTGTCGGCACAGCACTTTTTTTCAAAGACATTAAATTTCCGTCTTTAATCTTTTGCAAAGTATCTGTTAGACTAGCTTTTACGTCATTTACAAAGCTAAAACTATCATCAATGGCAGTTTTAAATTGACCTTCAAAAGTTTCAGCACTACTTTTTAAGCCTTCGTAATCTAATTTAGCAGGTCCAATATTATCATCGCCCTTACCTTCTTCACCTTTGCCGTCACTCTTTCCGTCTTCTTTGCCGTTGCCGTTATGATTTGGATTTGGCTTCGTTTCTACACCAGTCCCACCGCCACCGCTAGAACCATTACCAGAAGAGCCACCACTATTATTATTTGAAGAGTTGCCACTCTCTCCGCTAGAGTTGTTTGAGCTTTCATTATTGTCCTTTTTATCAGGATTTGGATTATCTTTGTCTTTGTCGCTTGAATTTGTAGAGTTATTGTCTTTCTTTTTATCTTTGTCTTTATCGGTGTTTTCATTTGAACGGCGTTTAAAAGTTATATCAGAGCCATTAGCGCAACTATACGAAACAAAAGAACTACCTTCCAAAGACAAATAAGTCCCTTTTTCAGATAAAGTAGTGCCAAAACCTGAACAAATACAACTAGCTATATCATGATCAGTAAAAGCGCTAGAACAATCAACACAACCGCCTTGAGCAGTGCCATTTGAATAACCAAATTTATTTAAATTTTTATCAGAGCAATCAGAGTAACAAACTTCGTTTTCACTATCCCAAGACTGACCAGCTGGGCAAGCTGGGAAACACTTTTTTGATTTTATACCGAAATTCTCGCCAACAGAACACTCAGCAAGGGGGTCACTTAAACGAAATTCAAATATATTTGTATAAGTAAATAATTGACCACTTTGAGCATCACTTTCAGAATATAGATAAGATGAATATTCATTTACATAAGAAAAATAACCACTATATTGAACCTTATCAATAAAGTAATAATACATTGTATTGTAATAATAACCGCTTGATTTAGTTGGGTTAAAATACAAAAAATCTCTAACAAGATCAACCCTAAAAAATCTATATGTGCCAGTTTCTTGAATAGAACATTTAAAAAAATTTTTACCCAAGAAAAATTCACAATTATCAATAGGTTTTAAAACACCTAAAATTTTATCAGTTTTAACCCAAACATCTGAAAAAGAAAAAGAGCTTAATAAGCTAAGCAGACAAAAAAGTTTTATAAGAAATTTCATTTGAAATCCTTAAAAAGCCTTTTTTGTAAATAAGACTAAGCCAGCGCAAATCGGCAGGGTTAAGATCATAAACCAAACAAATATTGAAAAGAAGTAGTCAAAAGCTGGGACGCCGATAACACTAAACATTTTAAACACCTTTTTTAAATTTTGGATAAGACTATATAAATAAACATACATAGCAAGAAACCGCATAACGCCCCAGTCAGGGACATCAAGAAGTTATATTGCTCGAGCGTTAAATTTAGATAGACTTTATCCATAATATTTATATCCTATACATTACTGACGCACTTCGTTTGTCGGCTTAAAGCTTTGCTTCGCACTCTGCTTTAAGCTATAAATTTAAGAGCTAATTTTTAAAAAGGTTAAAGGCTGAAGATATGGAAAAAACTATCGCAAAGAAAACGATAACAGCACCAAAGAAAGAGTTTAAAAATATACCAAACTTCGTGACGTCTATAAAATCAAAATACATTTTTAACCTTTTTAAAAATTAGCCCCAATTAAGGGGCAACATTTTCAAGAAAGAAATTAAAATTATCTTCCAAGAAGTCTTAAGCCAGCTTTGATAGCATATACAAGAGCAACAAACGTTACAACAGCAATAGCCATTGAAGTAAATGGTGCAGGGTCAAGATCGCCGGTTACAGTACCGTTGGTTCCCATAGTAATACCAGCAGCTAGAGCATTACTAGAAAGAACACCCATTGCCGCAACACCAGCTAAAACCTTAGATTTAGCAGAAGCAAGAAATTTCATCTGAAATCCTTTTTTAAGAAATTTAGTAGCCTTAACTACTTATATAAGGAAACACGCTTATATAAATAGTTAAAGGGGCTAAACCCCTTTATTTACTTGTTTTCAGCCTTTTTAGCTGGCTTTGTATCGAATAGGAAGTATTCAACTGGATTTGCTATTGTTATTATTCTTTGATCGTTTGGAAAGCCACCTTCAACCGGTATCTCTTCGCCTTTACGAAATTTCTCTTTAATCGCACTTGCAACAAGTCCAGCCGTGTTGTTATCAGGGCAAATTATTTTAAAAACAACCTTTTGCTCTACTTCGTCCATAAAGCCAGTTTTTTCATTAGCAACGTCATAGATATTTGATGAAGAGATACGCACTGAAGAAGAGTAATCATTACCTTCGAACTTGCCAGAAGCTGAACTTCTTACAAGACCACCTTTTAGAATGTATTTTAAATCATAGTCAGATTTAACGATTTGCATGTTTAACACCTTTTTTTATTTATTTGAAACACCATTTAACATAGCCCCGAAAAGGTGTTTCGTCCAAACGGGGCTAGAATAGTTTTGTGCCATATTCAGGGCAAAATTTACATTATTTCGATAAAATCGAAACATATGTAACATTTACATACTTTCAACACGTAAATATTACATAATATGAAATTAAACAAAGCTTAAATATGTAAATTTTACAGGTAAAAAAATGACAAATGCAGAAATCGCAAAAAAACTAAAAATAGCCGAAAAAACAATATACAACTGGCGAAAAAATAGAAAAGAACTATTTGAAGTAATAGAAGACGGACTAAATTTAAAAGAAAACAAAGAAAGTATATATGTAAATGATACATACAAAGAATTAATAGATCTATTAGAAAAACTATCACAACAAGAAATTCAATACTACATATCAGACATAAAAACAAGAATTTTGAAAAAGGAAATCGACAAATGAGAAAATTACTAATTCTTATCATCGCTATAATAAATTTAAATGCTCTTGATAGTTTCAGACAGCCAAACATAATAGGAAAATGGCAGATCAAAACAGAAAACAACAACAAAATTTTACTAATGGGAAAGATGAGAAATGATTTTATAGTTGATTTTAAATTTGACGGAAGTTTATATATAGAAAACGAAAATTTTTCAAGCTACCTTTGGGAGAATGGAATAAACAACACAATAATCACATATAGCAGAAGCGACAAATTTAAAAGTCAAAAATTTTCAGAGAAGAGATTTAAAATAATAGATCAAATAAATAATAATTGCTATCTTGCAAAGATGTATCAAACTGATGATAATATAGTTTTATGCAGATACTTCGAAAAACCAAAACCCCAACCAATACAGCAAAAAAAGAAGCTAGAAATAATAATGAAATAGACTAAGCATAAACAAGCTTAATATCAAGAGCATTCACAACCTTAAATATACTTTCAAATCTAGGCTTTGAATTCTCTTTAAACATCTTATAAAAGCTTTCTCTATTTAAATTTGCCTTCTTTGCAACGTTTTCAATGCCTTTTGACTTTGCTATATAAAATAATGCTCTTTTAAATTCTTCAATATCGCCATCAGCTAAGACTTGGTTTAAATACTCTTTTCTTAACTCATCAGTTGTTAAATAGTCTTCTAAATTAAATTTAGTAAATTCTTCTTTCATTTATAATCCTTTAAAATTTCTTTTGCCTTTTTAATATCATCGCTTTGGCTATCTTTATCACCTGCATTTAACAATATAATTATTTCATCGCCATTAAAAGTAAAAAATATCCTTAACCCACCACGATTAAAAAACCTAAGTTCGTATAAATCGTTATCAATAAATTTATAATCCCCTAAATGATCTTTTGTTTCTATCTGTTCTAATCTTCTTAATATAGAAACCTTGAGAATAGGATTATTTAACTTATGTAACCACTTATCAAATGTAGAGCTTTTTAATACTTTCATAGGGCAAATTTTAACAAATGTAGCTTAATGGCTACTTATAAAAATAGCGCATAACACTCATAACCCGAAGGTCGGCGGTTCAAATCCGTCCTCCGCAACCAAATACCGATTTTATCGGCACTCCGAGCCACTTTTTAAAATGCTTAAATTATTCTGAAATTGAGTTAAGTAAAATTTCGATAGTTTCTTTAGATTTTTTAACATTTGCAGTAATGTATTTTTGAGTTGTAATTATATTTGTATGCCCTAGCGTAAATGATACTTGCTCGATAGGAATTTTAAGATAATTAATTGAATACGTGCCGATTAAATGCCTAATATCGTGCAATCTTATCTTTGGTAGATTATTTCTTTTAAGAAGCGAAGCCCAGCTTTTACGTAAATCTTTAAATTTATCATCTGTCATAGGATTGATAAAGATATAATCATTCAAACGTTTTTGCTCTTTAGCTACTATATACCTTTTATATAACCTAGAGCATAGCTCATCACTCATCTTGTAGATCATATCTCTTTTAGCCTTATTGATCTTAAAAGGGATAGCATAAGTTCTTGTTTTAAAGTTTATATCACTAAATTTAAGGCTTAATACTTCATTTTTACGCCTGCCGTGAAGTAAGAAAAAGAATATATCAGAGTTATCATCAGTGTTTTCTCAAATAGCTTTTATAAAACGTTTTTGAATAGATATCGGATAATCAAAGTATCTTTTATTGTCAAATTTTGGAAGCTCGATAAAATCACAAGGATTTTTATTTATTAACTCCAACTTGATGCCTAGTTTAAAGATAACTCTGTGAGTCTTTTAAAAAGCTTTTTATATATAAGAGTATTATAGAGGCATTGCCAAGCAACACAGTATTCAAATTTATAAGTAAATTTGAATACCTTTTAGTCGTCAAAACATTTTTAAACTAAAATATCCCTCTGGCCCTTTGCATTTACAGGGCTTAAAACGCCCATTTTTTCCATCTGTTCGATTATATTTGCAGCTTTGTTGTAGCCTATTTTTAAGCGTCTTTGTAGGTAACTGATAGATGTTTTTTGCTCGCTTAGGATGATCTCTTTTGCCTCTTCATAAAGCTCATCAAGCTCTTCTTCGCCTAGTGCGCCAGCGGCTGAGCCTGCGCTAGAGCCCTCTTCTGCTAGAAATTTCTCATCGTAAATCACATCTTGTTGCTCTTTTAAGAAATTTACGATTGTCTCGATCTCTTTTTCGCTCGCAAATGGCGCATGCAGTCTGATCACTCCAGGGCTTCCAGGAGGCGTAAATAGCATATCTCCTCGCCCTAGCAAGCTCTCAGCTCCCATTTGATCAAGAATGACCTTACTATCGATCCTCTGCCCTACTCTATAGCTTATCCTACTTGGTAAATTTGCCTTTATAAGGCCAGTCACGACGTCGACACTTGGACGCTGGGTCGCCACTATCAAGTGTATGCCACTAGCTCTTGCCATCTGCGCTAGACGGCCTATATAAAGCTCCACGTCCTTGCCGCTAGTCATCATAAGATCGGCTAGCTCATCGATGATCACGACGATGTATGGAAACTGCTCGCCGCCTTCACTCTTCATCTTTTCGTTGTAGCTCTCTATATTTTTTGTGCGAGTTTGGCTCATTATCTTATATCTTCGCTCCATCTCAGCGACCATGTTTGCAAGCGCTGTGATCGCCTTTTTAGCCTCTGTGATAACCGGTGTCAAAAGGTGCGGGATGTCGTTATATATGCTAAATTCAAGCATCTTTGGATCGATCATCATTAGGCGCAAAGTTTGTGGGCTATTTCTATAAAGCAGGCTTAAAAGCATCGCATTTATGCCCACACTCTTACCTGATCCCGTTGTGCCAGCGATTAGTAAGTGTGGGAGCTTTTTAAGGTCAGTCACAAAAGGAGCGCCCACGATATCTTTGCCAAGAGCCATGGTTAGTGGGCTGCTAGCGTTTTTAAAGACTTCACTTTCTAAAATTTCTTTTAGATAGATCGTCTCTAAATTTTGATTTGGCACCTCGATACCAACGACATCTTTGCCAGGGATCGGCGCTTGGATACGGATAGTTTGAGCCTTTAGCGCCATCGCTAGGTCATCTTGCAAAGTGAGGATTTTACTAACCTTGATGTGTGGGGCTGGGCGAAATTCAAAT